TAGGTGTTGTGCTAACTGCTTTAATATCTTTAAAGTATTTACGTGCGGCTGGCTTGCTACCCATAACTTCTTTAATCTGTTCTCCCGGCTTACGCAGGGTTTTAACTTCACTTTGTGCTGTATCAAAACCTAACAAAGTGCTACCTTTAACTGTAAATGTTTTGCTATACTCATCAGCAATATAATGATGTAGCTTACGTTTTGCAGTATCATATACCCAAGCTTCACTTGCACCATGAAGCTTGATAGGACTAATACTTACTAAATCAAGTTTACTTGCAGTATCTTTGAATGTTTTAAGATACTTAAGTTTTGCTACTTGTTTCTCTACTGGTACTGCCTTACGTGCCCTAGGAGCTTTTGCGGCTTTCTTAACACTAATGTAACTATTCAAATCACTAATAACTAACTCAATAAACTTTACAACATTTTTAAGTTGTGTTTTAGTTAAATGTTGATAACCCTGCACTAATTGTGCATCAGTACCTTTAATGACTTCTTCAATTTCATTCAGTTTCTTTTTCCACACATCGGTTAACAAACTGATATGTTGTGGCATCACATTCTTTTTAGCCACTTCATCAATTGGTCGTAATGTATGTTTAGATCCGGCACCTGAAGTAATGTATTCATCAAACAATCCTTCAAGTTCACCACCGGCTTCACGTGCTTTATCTTTTAAGATATCCTGAATGTTAGGTCTTGATGGTGCTTCGGGCGCACCAGTTGCTGTTGCACTAATAACTTGTGGCTTATGTACTGATTCTAATAAACGTTTAATTTCATTTTGTAATGTATCTGATTCTGTTTCAGATAGTTCTAGACCACGTAACTCCATACGTGCCAACCAGCATAGTGTATTGATACATTCTTTCTCATCAACCTTACGCATGATTTTAGCCTCTTGTGATCGTTCACGTAGGTCTAAGTATTGTGCTAAGAATTCTTTAGCATCTTTTTTACCATAGAAACGACCATACCATGTGAAACTACGCATAAGTGCTACTCGGCGTCTATCTGGATCAGGTTGTACGGCAAACATAGGTTCAGGGCCCAAATATTCAGTGTCCGGGTCTCTGGGGTTAAGTGTCTTAACCTGTGAATAATCACTAGCTTTAATGATTTTCTTTGCGGGTTTACGTGTTGCCATTAAGTTCTCCTAGATTTATAGCGCATTTGTGTATTATAGCAGATTGTCCATTTGTTGTCAACCTTGAAATTAACCCATTTCTACAGCTATTTAACGGATGACATATAAACGATAAATAATAGATATGCCTAGATTATCATTATATCACCCGACAAAATCAAACGATTATCGTTTCTTTGATAGAACAATATCAGAGATGTTTACCGTTGGTGCCACTGATTTATATATTCATAAATATTTAGGTCCAACTAATCAAGGACCCAGTATTGATTATACACAACCTGAATATGACTCATTGGATCCTACTAATATACAAGATTTACTATTTTTAGAGAATAGAGATAGAACATATGATCCTAACATTTATAGATTACGTGGTCATTATAATGTACAGAATTTAGATTTTGATTTAAGTCAATTTGGTTTATTTTTAAATAACGATATTATCTTTATTACTATTCATTATAATGATATGATTGATTTAATTGGTCGTAAGTTAATGGTTGGTGATGTATTAGAATTACCTCATTTATTAGATTATAATCCATTAAAAGAAACCATACCAGTAGCATTAAAAAGATTTTATCAAATAACAGATGGTAATTTTGCTAGTGAAGGATTTAGTCCTACTTGGTATCCGCATTTATGGCGTATTAAATGTGAACCATTAGTTGATAGTGAAGAATTTAGTCAGATATTAGCTGAACCGATTGATCAGGATAATTATCTTGGATTATGGGATGCTACTAAAGTATATCCAGCTGGTTATGTAATTACATTTGGTGATAAGAATTATCTATCTAAACAAGAAGTACCAATTGGTATAGTGCCTCCAAATGACATTTTCTGGGAACTTGATCCTAATCAGAATCTTAAAGATATTCTTGCTACATATAATAAGAATTTACAAATTAATAATGCTATATTAGATGAAGCAAGTAGATTAGTTCCTAAAGCAGGATATGACAGAAATAATTTATATATTGTACCTACATATGGTGAATATGAAACTAATACAGAATTATCAGGTAAATATAATCAGCCAGCTCCTCCTATAAACATTCTTGCAAACAATAACGGTGCACCTGAAGTAGCGACCGGAGTAGTTTCAATAGTACGTAGTCCAATGTACAAAAATGCAAGTCCTGTATTACGTATTTCAAAAGCAACTGTACAAAGTATTTGGGACATGACGGTAGATACGTTAGTAGATCCATTACAAGTTGCTAGACAAATAAACTTAGAGATAGCATCAATTGCGCCAACTCTTATAGGCAATGGTTCAGGACCTGTTGAAAATGAAATAGTGTTAACTGCTTTACCTACAGGACCTATAACTGGGCCTTATGGTACATCTGATAATACATATGCGTTTGCAGATCAAAATCCTGTAGCACCTAATTTTACAGGCACAGAACCATATGGTCCAAATACTATGGATTATCGTGCTGACGCTGATCCTAGATTCCAATTTATTGCACGTAGTAGTCCAAGAAGTTTTGGATACACTACTGGTTACTTAGATGGTACAGGTGAAGCACCAAATGGATTCCCAACAGGAGCAGGTATTAGTTTCCCACAGAATCCTCAAGTTGGTGCATACTTCTTACGTACAGATTATCTACCGCAAATACTCTATCGTTGGGACGGAAGATTATGGGTTCGTATATCTAAGAACGTAAGAACACAAACAGGATTTACTGAACAAGATTTGTCACAACAATCAAGCTTCATAAATAACAGTAACGTTACAGTAACAACTAGTGGAACAGAGATTCCACAGAAACAAGCTCTGTCAACTATTTTGACAATAGCACCAGACTCAATTCCACCGGTAATTTAATAAATGGCACAATTTTTTTATGATAATCAGGTCCGCAGATTCCTAATTCAATTTGGAAAAATCTTTAGTAATTGGTATGTTACTAAAGGTAAGGACCCTAATGGTAATGAAATATTAGTTCGTGTGCCAGTTATGTACGGTGATAGTAGCCGTCAAGCAAGTACTATCATTGCTAACAATAGTGCTAGTAATTTACCTAGTGCTCCGTTGATTACATATTATATTACTGGTCTAGAATATGATCAAAGACGAACACAAGATCCTACCTTTATTGATAAAATTCAAGTTCGTCAACGTAGTTATAATGCAGAAACACAACAATATGAGACTGTACAAGGACAAGCATTTACTGTAGAAAGATTAATGCCAGTACCCTATACATTACGCATGAGTGTAGATTTTTGGACAACTAACTATAATCAAAAATTACAATTGATTGAACAATTAGGTACACTATTCAATCCTTCATTAGAGATACAAAGTACTGATAACTTTATTGATTGGACTAGTTTAAGTGTTGTTTACCAAGATGGTTTAACGTTTAGTAGCCGTAGTATTCCACAAGGTACAGGTAATCCGATTGATGTATTGAGTTGGAAATTCTATATGCCAATATGGATTAGCAATGCGGCTAAACTTAAAAAGATGGGTGTTATTGAAAAGATTATTGCTAGTATATTCTCTGGTAAAGCACTTGATGATATTCAGAATGACGATTTATTATTAGGTACTAGACAAAAGATTACACCATATGGTTATAAGTTATTATTGATTGGTAATAGTTTACAATTATTACCGGCTAATCAGGACTTTTATCCAAGCAATGAGGATTTAGATTTACCTCCTAACCCTAACACAAGTTTATATTGGTCAGCTTTATTAAACGTATACGGAACATTGAGACCAGGTATTAGTCAAATATGGTTACAGAATCCGTATATGGATACAGAAATTGTTGGTACTATTGTAACTGATCCAGTTGATGATAGATTATTGATATATGATATTGACCCAGATACCCTGCCTCAAAATACATTGGATCCTGTAGACAGCGTGATTAACCCATTAGTCACTGGACCAAATGCAGGGTTACCTCCCGCAGAAAATGGAATGAGATATCTTATCGTAGATAATATAGGTCATGAAGGTGATACAACTATTGCATGGGGCAATGTTGTAGCATATGCTAATGATATTATTGAATATGATAGTGGTACAGGAGAATGGTTTGTATCATTTGATAGTGCCCAAGCTACTACTGTAGAATATGTTACCAATTTGACAACCAGTATACAATATCGTTATGTTAATACAGAAGATGTATGGATGAAAAGTTGGGAAGGATGGTATGATCAGGGTGATTATAGTATTGTAATCTAAATTACTTTATGCTATAATATCTTGGCATATGAATAATATCTCGGCAGGCGTTTTCTTTTACGCTAAAAACACACAACGATTCTTATATCTACTTAGAACGGATAATAAAAATCCGGGCAACTGGGGCATTCCAGGTGGAAAAATAGAAAACGGTGAAACATTACTTGTGGGTATTGAAAGAGAATGTATTGAAGAAATTAAATACTTTCCAAAAAATGCAAAACTAGTACCTATACAAAAGTTTGTAAATAATACATTTACATATCATACATTTTTTTGTAAAATAGATGAAGAATTTACTCCAGTATTAAATGAAGAACATTGTGGTTATGCTTGGGTAGGTGATAATCAATATCCTAAACCATTACACCCTGGATTGTTTAGTACTGTAAACTTTGATGTTGTACAGAAGAAATTAAAAGCACTTACAAAAAAAGAGACCTAAGTCTCTTTTTTTATTTTAGTAGTTTTGATATCATATCAAAACCCAGTGAACCTAATACTATACCTGCACCCATCATCATCCATCTCCACTTTTCTAAAGCAGAAACTTTTGATCCTAGTTCTTTATGAGCAATCATATCCTCGTTACGCATATTAGTTAGAAGTGTTCTAGTTTCTTCTGCGTTACGGTCAAGACATTCATGCATATCTTTAAGGCTAGTTTTGATCTCGCTGACATCTTGTTCAATATTTTTAACTTGAACTTGAAGTACAGCGATATCAGTTTCGGTCTTTGGCATTTTAATAGTTCTACCAGTTGTCATAATTAAGCACTAGCAATAACTACGATCGGGTTAGGTTGACCGTTAGCGGCATTAGCGGCGAATGCAGTATTGAATGTAGCAATAACGTCAGGGTTAACTGAGAAAGCAACAGCAGTACCTGTACCAGATCCTGCGCCAGTAGCAGTGAACGTAATACCTGTCATACTAGCCATTGCACCAACTGCTGTCCAATCTGTTGTACCTGCACTGTAAATTGTGTAAACAGTACCTGCTGATAATGAACCGGCTGCAACTTGCGTTGGGAAGATTTCACTGTTATAATCATTAATACTTGAAACAAATGCTGTACCAGAGGCTACATCAGTAGACAAGATGTTCATTGTGTTTGGTGTTAATGCTGTATTTGCTACGTTAGCAGTAAAACATTGTGCAGTTAAACCTGTTGTGCCACCTGTAACTAGATATTTTGTTTTGCCTTTTTGACGTACAATGAAACCTGCTTCGTCATTTGCATAAACAAATGATGCACCTGCAAAGTTTGCAGTAGGTTCTACAGCCAATACTGTTACATCGATAGTAGCGTTTGCCGTTGTTGTTCCAGTTGTAATTGCTGTTGGGTTACCGTATTGTGTATTAGATACTGTAAATGCGGCTGCGTTAGCAATGGTTTTAACAAAATATGTTGAACCTGCTACTAAACCACCTGTATTTGCACTGAATGTAACTGGTGCTCCAACAAACAATGTTTGTGCATTACCTGATGTACCAATTACATTACCTGTAGCAGTTGTATTAGCAACAGCAACAGTAATATAACCTGTATTAGTAGCAACAAAACCAACATTTGTATAATCAGTACCACCGTTAATATTTGCAGAAGCAACTTGAATAGCAGAACCAACTGACAATGTGTTAGCAAAGTCTGTTCCAGATCCATATACGTTCAAGTTACCTGTATCACCATAAAGTGTACCTGTACCGTTGATACCAATAGCAACACGTGTTAAAACTTGTTTACCAACGATTGCTGTGTTGCCACCGACTACACCGTATGTGTTAGCGTTAGTTGCTGGAAAACCTGCACCACCTAGTGGGTTATTGAAATATGCATCAACTACACCAACTGACATACTAACTGTTTGACTACTTGTGTCAGTTAATGTTGCCATAACTTGTGGTTGAACACTTAGTTGGGTAGCAGATACATCAAATGTAGTATTTGTTAGTATTGAATTTACAAAATATGTAACTCCTGCTGTTAATCCACCAACTGTAGTAGCTACTTGGAATGGCATTCCTTTAGCTACACCAACTGTAGGGCTAGTTGTTAGATTTCCACCTGATATTGTAACGATACTACCTGTTTCGGCTGTATCAGTGATTGTTAAGACTGCTTGAGCCTTTGCGATTTTTAGAGGACGTCCCATTTGATTTTCCTTATAAAATTAGCGGGTTCTAGCCGCTACGCAGTGGGTAACTGCATAAACTTGCCGAATGCAAGTGTATTATATATTTATCTAAAATCTGTATTATTGAGTGCCTGTATTAGCGTGTGGCATACCAAGTTCACTGATACTAAACTCTGTACCTGCACTTGCATTTGATCCAGTTGTAAGAAATGCTACTACATTGCCTTGACCGCAATAAACACTATTGAAGCTATCGTTAGCAGAATAAATTGCTGACTGTTGTGTAGCAATTGCGTAAGGAACACCTGCATTATTATAAGTGTATGCAACATTTGATAGTGCTACTCCTGCGTTAGCAGTAAGCGTTAAACTAGTAGCGTTTGCAATACTTGATATGATTCCAACTGTTGTTCCAGTTGTGTTACCTATCCAACCACCAACTTCAAGTTGAGTATCAAATGCAGTACTTACTCCAGTGACTGTTGCACTGTTAGTTGCTGCCGTTGCTGT